CGCGTAAAGCGTTCAATTGTTGAATTTGTGGTTGTTCTTTTCATGGTTTGGGGGGTAAGGGCTATACTTACAGCTTTAGATTTCCCTAACGGTACTTTCAAAAATTTTTAACCCGTAAGGTACCCATTTAAGTTTTTTATATAGCGCGGATAAGCGCTTTAATAATTTATATAGCGCTGATAGGCGCTCACAGTAAAACTGTGGCTACTCTAAAGAGAGTAGTCTTTAGCGAATATGGCTGTAATTACTGGGTGTGAGATAACACTTCCCAGTACCATATTCTCTATTTCCTTTGCTAGCTGAACCCACTCGTAATCTGTGCAGCCATAGCGGCATTGTAGACTTTCGAGTGAGATCTCAAGGTGGGACCGATCATCATCAGCCCAGTATCTCTCGTTGATCTTCTTTGCTGGGACTTTGAATCTCAGCCGAAGCGCATCGAGGACGATGTTGCGTGGTTCATTACATAAACCTGCAACCACCCCAGATAGGAAACGTTCTGCCCGCTCAGTGTTACTCATTTTCGCGAAAACACTGGTGGAAACTCCAAGTTGTGTGGCGTCTAAATCACCACGGACTTTACCGAAATTTCGAAGGACAGCCCCCAAGCAAAGCATGGAGGTGCTAGCACCGCATTTAGAGCGGCAAGCGAATGTTTTCAGAAAATCAGATTCTTCATTGTTGAATTTGATACTGAATTCGCCAGTACATCCATTGAAGGAGATGGCGTGATCGAACATGGCGATCACCTGGTTGTTGTCCATGTCATCTAGAAACACTTTCTCATCACTATCGGGAAAGCGCCATCCTATATGCTCAGCGACGTGAAGTGCTGATTGCATACAGAGGACATTGTTGGACTGGTAGATGTTGTTTGCGTGGGTGGTACTACCATCACCCGAACCCATAAACATAGTCTTTGGTTCTATGTCTATGTACTCAGAGCGTTCAATTGGGTTGGTCAAGCGTAATGGTTGTCTAAGCACATGCATGAAACCACTGAAAGTCTTGAACAAACCAACCTGTGTTAGTTGCTCTCCGAGTAGCAGGAAATTGCCAGGTCCGTTCGTTGTGTCACATGACCGAATGTCAAACGTGAACAACATTCTTGGCTTCCCCCGACGAACAAGCACACCTTCAAGATCATCAGAGAAGCTTCTTGTGTGCAAACCAACCTCTGTTGAGTTGTCATCGATCCATGTGTTACCGGATGCTGGGAATTCTGCGTCACACTCGGTGCTCATAGGGAGATCCCCAAGCATCTTGTAGATCTCATGTTTCGAACTGTAGTACAACTTGTTGTACCACGTGCGGCACAACACACTCTTGAGATAGTTGTATACCCAGCCTCCAAACATTATGGCGCCTCCATAGGACACAAAGAGTCTAGCAAGTTTGCCAACCTTACCGGTCTCAAACTTGACTTTAAGCTCAGGTTGGACACCAACCGGAACTGGCTCTTCAGAGTGCCAAGAGAACATCTCACGAAAATAACGGAGATAGAGTTTTTGCTTAAGCGATGACTCAGCAAAACTCCTGCGAGTGTTGCACAGGTCTAGAACACCATTATAAAGCTGTGAAGCGATATAGTCTGTGGCGTAATAGATTGCTTTAGGAAAACAACCTAAAGTCCAAGCCCAACATTTCCCTTGATAAAACAAGCGTCTCAGGAAACCGAAATTACCAGGACCCCAACGAGCCCTAACCTGGCTATTAACCAGAAGCATGAATTGTTGGTCAAACACTCTCATTCCTTCAAACTGATGCCGTGCGTGGGTCATCATTGCAGAATATTTCGTGTTGGACACAACTTCAAGCAGCTCAGGCAGTGAGTCAACATCGGTCAGCAGCATCTGATTGTAACGAAGCTCATTTTCGAGTGGTCGAGCCTTGTACAATCGTGCTAGTGCATTGACTGCTGTTGTCGGGGTGTTGTCATACAGCTGAAACACTTTCTCAGGAATGTGACTTCGGAATTGCACAAACGTGGTACGATACCAGCGATGATGTGCAACCAAGTTTGTCTTGAAGTAACCTCTCAGAGAGTGCTGTCGGTCAAGCTCAAAACCATTACTCTTGGTGATTTGAAACATATGATTATCAGTGTCATCGTTAATCATGTTTTCAACACCAATATCATGTGTAATGAATTGGAACTTTGGGTCAACACCACATTGAATGTAGGAGTCAACATTTGCACTGTCATACGTTGGTATTATTGTACGCTCGTGCTCCGGCTTGAGCATCTCTCGGCCAGCCAACTCAGCAGTGATTCGATTATTGGAGAGCAACAACGCTTCACTGGCGAGGATCATTTCAAAGTGATATAAGATTGTATCAGCTTTGATGTGAGCCGGGATGTCTGGATAGTCCTTGTTTGCACAAGCATCACATGCTTTCATGTTTTCGACACTAAACTTCATACCAGGGAAGCGATGTTTTAGCGTTGCCAAGAGCGGTTTGAGCAGCGTGAATGCTCGCATCTCCCGAAACTTTCCAGCGTTGTCAGTGAGGTACCGACGTTCAAAGGGACAGTCTAGTCGCATTTGGATTGTGTCAGATGTGGTCTCATAGAAACCGGAACTTAGAAGCTTGACTTGCTTAACGTCACCATCTCGAGCGATGTTGAAGTATTGAAGACCTGTACAGTCAAAGAAGGAGTAGACGCCAGCAACAACGCGTGTTGTCACTAGTCTACCCTTTTCACCAAGACCATAGATTGGGACTAATAGGTTGTCTCCGAAATACATAACGACAAACCGGATCTCAGGCATCTGTTCTAGCTCGTCGTCATCCTTCTTCTCATCATCTTTGGGACCATACTTCTTCTTCTTGTTGACCCGACGGTTGGCATTCTTACCATCTTTACCCTTCGGATCATCCTTGTTTGTCGCTTCACCATTCAACCCATTGAGTTGAGAGAGCTTCACGACGTTTTTATCGAACAGATGCCTGAGATCCGGTTTGTCGTTATGTATTTCGGAGACAACCTATTAGTCCCAATCTATGGTCTTGTGAAAAGGGTAGACTAGTGACAACACGCGTTGTTGCTGGCGTCTACTCCTTCTTTGACTGTACAGGTCTTCAATACTTCAACATCGCTCGAGATGGTGACGTTAAGCAAGTCAAGCTTCTAAGTTCCGGTTTCTATGAGACCACATCTGACACAATCCAAATGCGACTAGACTGTCCCTTTGAACGTCGGTACCTCACTGACAACGCTGGAAAGTTTCGGGAGATGCGAGCATTCACGCTGCTCAAACCGCTCTTGGCAACGCTAAAACATCGCTTCCCTGGTATGAAGTTTAGTGTCGAAAACATGAAAGCATGTGATGCTTGTGCAAACAAGGACTATCCAGACATCCCGGCTCACATCAAAGCTGATACAATCTTATATCACTTTGAAATGATCCTCGCCAGTGAAGCGTTGTTGCTCTCCAATAATCGAATCACTGCTGAGTTGGCTGGCCGAGAGATGCTCAAGCCGGAGCACGAGCGTACAATAATACCAACGTATGACAGTGCAAATGTTGACTCCTACATTCAATGTGGTGTTGACCCAAAGTTCCAATTCATTACACATGATATTGGTGTTGAAAACATGATTAACGATGACACTGATAATCATATGTTTCAAATCACCAAGAGTAATGGTTTTGAGCTTGACCGACAGCACTCTCTGAGAGGTTACTTCAAGACAAACTTGGTTGCACATCATCGCTGGTATCGTACCACGTTTGTGCAATTCCGAAGTCACATTCCTGAGAAAGTGTTTCAGCTGTATGACAACACCCCGACAACAGCAGTCAATGCACTAGCACGATTGTACAAGGCTCGACCACTCGAAAATGAGCTTCGTTACAATCAGATGCTGCTGACCGATGTTGACTCACTGCCTGAGCTGCTTGAAGTTGTGTCCAACACGAAATATTCTGCAATGATGACCCACGCACGGCATCAGTTTGAAGGAATGAGAGTGTTTGACCAACAATTCATGCTTCTGGTTAATAGCCAGGTTAGGGCTCGTTGGGGTCCTGGTAATTTCGGTTTCCTGAGACGCTTGTTTTATCAAGGGAAATGTTGGGCTTGGACTTTAGGTTGTTTTCCTAAAGCAATCTATTACGCCACAGACTATATCGCTTCACAGCTTTATAATGGTGTTCTAGACCTGTGCAACACTCGCAGGAGTTTTGCTGAGTCATCGCTTAAGCAAAAACTCTATCTCCGTTATTTTCGTGAGATGTTCTCTTGGCACTCTGAAGAGCCAGTTCCGGTTGGTGTCCAACCTGAGCTTAAAGTCAAGTTTGAGACCGGTAAGGTTGGCAAACTTGCTAGACTCTTTGTGTCCTATGGAGGCGCCATAATGTTTGGAGGCTGGGTATACAACTATCTCAAGAGTGTGTTGTGCCGCACGTGGTACAACAAGTTGTACTACAGTTCGAAACATGAGATCTACAAGATGCTTGGGGATCTCCCTATGAGCACCGAGTGTGACGCAGAATTCCCAGCATCCGGTAACACATGGATCGATGACAACTCAACAGAGGTTGGTTTGCACACAAGAAGCTTCTCTGATGATCTTGAAGGTGTGCTTGTTCGTCGGGGGAAGCCAAGAATGTTGTTCACGTTTGACATTCGGTCATGTGACACAACGAACGGACCTGGCAATTTCCTGCTACTCGGAGAGCAACTAACACAGGTTGGTTTGTTCAAGACTTTCAGTGGTTTCATGCATGTGCTTAGACAACCATTACGCTTGACCAACCCAATTGAACGCTCTGAGTACATAGACATAGAACCAAAGACTATGTTTATGGGTTCGGGTGATGGTAGTACCACCCACGCAAACAACATCTACCAGTCCAACAATGTCCTCTGTATGCAATCAGCACTTCACGTCGCTGAGCATATAGGATGGCGCTTTCCCGATAGTGATGAGAAAGTGTTTCTAGATGACATGGACAACAACCAGGTGATCGCCATGTTCGATCACGCCATCTCCTTCAATGGATGTACTGGCGAATTCAGTATCAAATTCAACAATGAAGAATCTGATTTTCTGAAAACATTCGCTTGCCGCTCTAAATGCGGTGCTAGCACCTCCATGCTTTGCTTGGGGGCTGTCCTTCGAAATTTCGGTAAAGTCCGTGGTGATTTAGACGCCACACAACTTGGAGTTTCCACCAGTGTTTTCGCGAAAATGAGTAACACTGAGCGGGCAGAACGTTTCCTATCTGGGGTGGTTGCAGGTTTATGTAATGAACCACGCAACATCGTCCTCGATGCGCTTCGGCTGAGATTCAAAGTCCCAGCAAAGAAGATCAACGAGAGATACTGGGCTGATGATGATCGGTCCCACCTTGAGATCTCACTCGAAAGTCTACAATGCCGCTATGGCTGCACAGATTACGAGTGGGTTCAGCTAGCAAAGGAAATAGAGAATATGGTACTGGGAAGTGTTATCTCACACCCAGTAATTACAGCCATATTCGCTAAAGACTACTCTCTTTAGAGTAGCCACAGTTTTACTGTGAGCGCCTATCAGCGCTATATAAATTATTAAAGCGCTTATCCGCGCTATATAAAAAACTTAAATGGGTACCTTACGGGTTAAAAATTTTTGAAAGTACCGTTAGGGAAATCTAAAGCTGTAAGTATAGCCCTTACCCCCCAAACCATGAAAAGAACAACCACAAATTCAACAATTGAACGCTTTACGCG